ATGGTAGTTAAGGACTAATTATGGGATAATATGTTTATTTATACTGGACAGTATGTTATAGTTGCGGTGAAAGGGCTTAAAAAATAAACAAAGGGGGAGGGAATGCTATGAAAAAATATTTTCCATTTTTTATAGCCTTTCTACTAGCATTTGCGACCATCACACCTTCCTTCGCATCAGCAAAGGAAGAAGGGGAAATTGATGCACCAGCAGGAAGTTTAGAGGGTGAACTTCTTTCACCAGACAGTGATTTTGTTAAATTCTTAGAAGGCATTGAGCAGTTGCCAGCTAGTGTCGAAAAACAAGGCCCTGAAAAAGTGGCTAGTTGGTTAACAGAAAAAACAGGGGTTGAAGTCACTACAAACGGTGATAATTTAGTTGTTCCGTCTTTATCTGATGTAGATGTAAAGGAATCTAAAACACCTGCTGACAGTTCTGCAATTCAACCTGCTGGAGCGTGGGAATGCATAACTGCTATTGGTCTAATGATCGGGACTGTCGGCTTTCCAGTGACTAAAATTGTCAAATTGAAGAAAGCTATCGACTTACTCGGCGGCGTAAAGAAAACCGTTGACAGAATTTACTCTAAGTACAAAAGCTTGAAAAAACAAAGATGGAGAACAATAGACGCTTGGAAAGAAGCTGTAAAAAAAACATCTAACAACCTTCCAAAGGATGTAGGAAATGCTTTCCTTGATTTCTTTAACATTTCCAACGTAATAAACCAATGCGTATAGAGAATAGGTGATAACCATTAAATCATTTACATTGCCATTTAGGTTAGCAGTTATCCTTTTGCTCCTTTTCCAAGTCTACTCAATTTGGAAAAACTGGAACACTGGCTTCGGGTCAAATATTATCTCAATCATCATTCTTGTAGGTTGTATTATCCTGCTAGCTCTGGACATCATCTTTAAAAAGAAATAGCCCTAATTGGAATCCACTTAACGGTGGGTTCCTTTTTATTTCATACATACGGAGGAATTTAAAATGAAACCAATGAAACGCTGTAGCCATTCAAGGTGTAGGGAGCTTATTCCTTATGATGAGAAATACTGTAGCAAGCATAAGAACGATCATTACAAACAGTACAATAAAGAGAGATACAGGTACGATAAAGAGTATATTAAATTCTATTCAAGTAAGGAATGGCAGAACCTAAGACAAACCAAACTAAACCAACAACCACTATGTGAGCAGTGTTTAAAGCAAGGGCACGTAACACCTGCAACCATCGTTCACCACATCATAGAGACAAAGAAAGACTGGAGCAAACGACTAGACTTTGACAACCTTGAAAGCGTATGTGCTGCTTGTCATAATAAACTTCATGCTTAGCTTTCCTCAAGTGTAAACCTTTATTAACTCTTCAACATTAATATTTAATTGACAACTTTAAACGAAAACAAAATATGTATTAAATATTAATCAAACACAAAAATCACGTTAAGTTGTTTAAGTAATATGTAAACATACAATGAAATATTTAACCTTGTACATATATATGTTATGTAAGGGTAGTTTGCTTTCATTCTCCCTTTTCCCCTTTCTTCTCTCCTTTATAAACCACTTACTACACACAAAAGGTAAGTGGTTTCCTCCTTGATAGAGAAAAAGAAAACGAAACGTGAAGCCCCCCGAACCAAAACCCCTACCAACTCAACGAACGGAGGGTACGGCGGGGAGTCTTCTTTATTGAAAATTCCCTTTTTGGGTTTTTGTTTTTTCCGCATTATCCCTCATTTTTCTTCCTTTCAACAAGCAATGGTTAACGGTTTATAAGGTCGTTAGCTGTTGCTTATTTCTTTTGATTTTAAAACATTTTTCACACATAAAATTGACAGCTTACAGCAAAGGCAGGTGATAGTAATGGGGCGTAAGCCCACGCTAACAGATGCAACTAAGAAGCATTTAACTAAAGAAGAAATTGCAGAGCGTAAAGACAAAGAGCAGGTGCTATATGACATGGCTCAGATAGATGGGGAAAACATTCCTTCATTCCTTGATGCAAGAGGTAAAAGGGAGTGGCAAAGGATAACACCTTTACTTGAACAACTCCCGGTCAGTGAGCTGGATAGAGGGCTTTTAAGTATGTACTGTAACTGGTATTCGATCTTTATAAAAGCTTCTAATGAAGCTAAGAAGAATGGTCTTACAGTTATCGAAATGAACAGCCAAGGAAACCCCGTTACTAAAACCAGTCAGTATGTAACCATCATGAAAACAGCGTCAAATGAAATTAAAAGCATTGCAGGTCAATTAGGCTTGTCTATTGACAGCCGAATGCGTATTTTAACGCCGGATCAGAAGGAGACTACAAAGGACCCGTTCGCAGAAATGTTGGATGATAATGAATAATAAAATCATCGACACTGTAATTGATTGGACAACCTTGTATGCCCGGAAGATTGTCGATGGTGAAATTACAGCAAGTAAAAAAACTATTCAGGCTGCACAAAGACATTTAGACGACCTTGAGAGATCAAAAGACAATGACTTTCCTTATAGGTTTGATAAAAATGAAGCTTACAAGCCTATTAAGTTTATAGAGCTTCTCCCTGATGTTAGTTCCGGAAGTCCTATGAAGCTTGCGCTTTTTCAAAAATTCATTGTCGGCAGCCTTTATGGTTGGGTTGATAAAGAAACCGGGCTAAGACGGTATACGAAGGCTTATATCAGTATGGCTCGTAAAAACGGTAAATCAGTGCTGATAGCAGGTATTGCTTTGTATGAGCTTATTTACGGCAAAACACCGAAATTCGATAAGCAGATTTACTGTACAGCCAATTCAAAAGACCAAGCAAGAACCGTCTATAGAATGATTGTTGCTCAGTTAAAAAAGATTCGTCAACAGTCTCCAGCAATACGCAAGCTTACCAAGATTGTTCAAAATGAAATCAGGATAGAGGACACGAACAGCATCCTTAAACCTTTATCCAGAGACACCGACAACTTAGACAGCTTAAATGTACTTGTTGGCATACTCGATGAGTACCATACAGCAAAGAATACAGACATGATGGAGGTTTTAGAGTCCTCACAAGGTCAACAGGACCAGCCATTAATTTTAATTATCAGTACAGCAGGTGTTGAATTAAATGGCGCTATGTACACCATTGAATACCCTTATGTAACTAAGATACTTAACGGTGATGAAGAAAACGATAACTATTTTGCTGTAGTGTATGAGCAAGATGAAGATGAAGAAGTAAACGATGAAGACCTATGGATTAAATCTAACCCACTTCTTGAGTCAGACGATCTTAGAGAAAAAATGATGAAGTTTCTCCGAAAAAAGCTCAAAGAAGCAAGGGCTAAGGATGATGTCAGTCTTACTTTGGTGAAAAACTTCAACATCTGGCAAAGTGCTTCTTCAGAATCCCTTTTAAAAGGGGAGGAGTGGAGAGCAGTAAAAGTTGATGAGAAGCCCGATATATACGGAAAAGATGTGTATATAGGCGCTGACTTAGCCCGAATAGAAGACTTAGCTTCATTAACATGGGTTGTTCCTGTAAATAATCAGTTTTTTATAGACAGTCACTCCTTTGTAGGCACTAAAGGCGGTCTAGACGCTAAGATTAAGCGTGACAAGATAGACTATAGAGACCTGTCTAAAAAAGGTTATTGTACAATTACTGAAAAAGAATCAGGAATCATTGATTATCAGCAGATTATTGAATACATTCACAATCTTGTAGAAACCTACAATTTCACGGTAAAGGGCATTATGTACGATGAGTACAGCGCACCAACCTTTATTACCGAATTAGAGGATGTATACCCTTTAATTAGTGTAAGACAGGGCGTAAAAACGTTATCGCCAGCTACGAAGGATTTTAGGCTACAGGTGTATGATAAGAAAATTATTCATGACGGGAACCCATTGCTGACAATAGCCATAAACAATGCTGTTGTAACCAAAGTAAATGACACTATTCAGATCGATAAAAAGAAAGAGCGTAACAAAATTGACCCGATTGCGGCAGGAATTAACGCATACACCGAAGCAATGCACCATGAAGAAGACACCATTGACTATAATGAGTTCTTTAAATCAAATAATTTTTCATTTTAAGGTGGTGGTTACAATAGACCTTCAGAAACTGAAAGGGTTGGCATCCATGATCATGGATAATATCCATAGTGTTTTATTCATGTTAGGGCTGACCTTAATTAACACTGCTGTGTATCTATGGCTTCCACTCTTAGGGTTAGCCATCTCAGGAGTGTTTTTAATTGTTATTTCATACTTACTTGACCCTGAAAGGGGTGATAATTAACAATGGCGCTATTTAGAAGTAGAACTAAGACTTCAACAGGAGACCCGTTCTTAGACACTGTAATATCCTTCACAAGTACAGATGGAGTAACTTATACAAGTGCTACGGCAATAAGAAACAGTGATGTATTTACGGCTGTACAGATCATTAGTCAGGATATTGCAAGCTCTCCGATTCAGCTAATGGTAAATGGGATAGCTGAAGAAGAAAATGACTTAAATTATCTGCTAAATGTAAAACCTAATGATTTAATGGATGCCTGGCATTTTAAGTTTGCAATGGCTGCAAACATGCTACTTAACGGCAATTCCTACGCACACATTATCCGAGATAAAGCCAATACCCCAGTAAGGCTTGACTTCATCCCTGTATCAGAAGTGAAGTCAGTAGACCTTGAACATGAAAACATAGTCTACACACACGATCTGGGGGAGGGCAAAACCAAGAAGTACCCGGCAGAGGATATTCTCCATTTCAAAATGTTTACAACAGATGGATTAATGGGGGAATCACCATTACTAAGCCTACGTAATGAGTTAGCTCAACAGGACGCAGCTAAAAGAACTCTCCTAGCTAACTTTAGAAAAGGGGTTAACAGTTCAGGTATTCTTAAAGTTAAAAAGTCGGGCTTAGACAAGGAATCTAAAGATAGCATTCGTCAAAAGTTCGAAGAGAGCAATTCAGGTGAAGGAAATGCTTTGCGTACAATTATTCTTGATGACACTATGGAATATACGCCAATTGAAATCAATACCGAAATCCTTAAACTGGTTAACAACAACGTATATACTACAAAGCAAATTGCAAAAGCCTTTGGCGGCATCCCTTTAGACCGTATGGGAATTGAAACGGTTAATACCTCCCTTGAAACTGCAAACTTAACCTACCTTCAAAATACCCTTTCACACTATTTTTCAGCCATAAGTTCAGAGCTAAACATAAAACTCCTTGAGTATCCACTTAACCGAGCGCAGTCGTTTAAATTCAGCACTGACAGGCTCCGAGAAGTAGACCCTACTAAGAAAGTTGAGAACGTTTCTAAACTTCTTCAAAATTCCATTCTTACAGTTAACGAAGCCCGTAAAGAGTACGGCAAACCACCTGTTGAAGGGGGAGACAAGCTGTTAGTAAGTCTCAACTACGCTGATTTAACCAAATTAGACGAATACCAAGCGAGTAAACAAAATAAAAACGCCCCTATTTCATCAGAAGGGGGTGAAAATCAGTCATGAGGGAACCAGAAAAGCGATCACTCAGCTCAGCAACGATCGATGTAAACAAAGATGAAGAAATGATTATTGAAGGTTACGCCTTGAAATTCAATGAGTGGTCTAATGACTTAGGCGGTTTCATTGAGCTAATTACGCCTGAAGCTCTGAAAAATGCGGACTTATCAGACGTAAGGTGTCTAGTCGACCACGACCCAGCTAAGATTATTGGTCGAACGGTTTCAGAGACATTACAACTAACTGTAAATGAAATAGGCTTGTTCTTCCGTTGTGAACTTCCTAACACTTCATATAGCAAAGATGTCTATGAAAATATCCGTTTAGGGAACATTTCTAATTGCAGTTTTGGCTTTCACCTTGCACCGGGAGGTGAAAAGCTTAGAAAGAACCCTCAAACAGGGTTAATTGAACGCACAATCACATCTATTTCTTCTATTTTCGATGTATCCGTTGTTACATACCCGGCATACGATGCTAGTTCAGTAGAACTCGTACAAAGAAGTATGCAAAAAGTGCAGGAAGCTCAAAAAGACATGTTTTTGTTCCTGTTGGAGCTTGAAAAGTATCGGTGATCTTGCCAACAGGGGGTGATCAATATGAAATTTCCACTAACAACTTACTACTGTTTAAGTAAAAGTTGTGGATGGTCAGAGACCTCACATAAGCTGCGTGATGGGATTGACTGTCCGAAATGTAAAGGTCCTACAGGTTGTATTGATGCTAAGAAAAAAGGCTAAGACACAGCGCCATAAGGCGTATTTTTTATGAAAAATTTCAAATAAAGGAGTTATGCATACATGCTTAAAGAAAAAATCAAAGAGTTACGCAGCAATATTCATGAGAAGCGTGCGGACTTAAACAAAGAAATTGAAGAAGCTAAAACAAAAGCTGAATCCGGGGATATGGTTGCAGCTAAAGAAATCAAGGAAGCGATCGACAAGCTCAATGAAGAAATTAAAGAGCTTGAGGAACAACTGAAAAACCTCGAAGAGATCGATGCACTAGAACCAAAAGAAGATGAACAACCACCAGCACCAACTAAAGAAACAAGTAAAGGAGAAACTAGATCAATGCCTAAAAACCTTATGAAAAAAACAGACGGGGAACTACGTTCTTTTGAAAATTACATCCGTTCTCATGGGGAGTACCGGGACGGTTTGACTACCGAGAATACTTCTGTAGTTGTTCCAAAAGAAGTTGTTACTAATGTACTTGAGCTTAAAGATGATGAGTTTGACCTAGCAAACTACGTAACATCTGAAACAGTTGGTACTGAGTCTGGTAGCTTCCCGGTTGTCCGCCGTAAAGCTGGAAGATTGATGACCAAAAAACAGCTTGCGGAAATGGGAGAAGTAACAACTAACCCGTTTATCGATGTTGAATGGAAAGTAGATACTTACGCAGGTATGATTCCACTTTCTAACGAGCTTGTTGAAGACTCAGCTATTGACATTATTTCAAAAGTTCAAGCTTATCTTCAGCGCACAGTTCGTGAGACTAATAACTATGAAATCATTGAAATTCTAAAATCCTTCAAGGCAGTAAATGCTAATTCCCTCGATGAGTTGAAACGTGTACATAACGTAGAACTTAAAGCCTCTATGAAAAAATCCGCAGTAATGAACCAATCTGCTTACAACATGTTAGACACACTTAAAGATGAAAACGGACGCTACTTGCTTCAAGATTCGATTTCTGCACCTTCTGGCAAGACTTTGTTCGGTGCTGAGGTAATTGTAGTTGATGATGAACTACTGCCAAACGGAGGTACAGAAGCAGCACCTACTTACCCAATTTTCATGGGTGACTTGAAAGAATCAGTATTCGTAGCTAAGCGTAATCAAGTCTCTGTAGAATGGGAAAAATTCGACTCCTACAGTAAAGGTCTTGCAGTTGTACTTCGTGCTGATTACAAACAAATTGACCCAGATGCTGGCCGTTTTGTTCACTTCGCACCTGAAGTAGTTGCAAATCCAGAAGAGCCTGCGGCGTAATAACGTGACAAAAGGGGCTTGATGCCCCTACTTGTTACGATAAAGGGGGCTTATAGATGGAGCTTGACGAACTAAAAAGCATTTTAAGGATTGATCATGATGAAGACGATGCTTACCTACTTATGCTTCAAAAAGTAGCGCAGAGGTATATAGCAGATGCTATAGATCAAAAAGCATCTTTAGAGACATTACAGCAAAGAGAACAGTTTAACTTTGCAGTCCTTCTTCTAGTCGGCCACTGGTATCAAAACCGTTTAGCCACTTCCGAAGTAAACCTTAATGACTCTCCATATGGTGTAGTCTCCCTCGTTCAACAATTAAGGGGCTGGTACTATGCCAATTACTAATGTTGGACAGATGAATGACCGTATCGGATTCTATCAAATCAAAACCGTTAAAGATGAATCAGGAACACCAAGGAAGCAAGAAGTGCTTCTTTTTTCATGTTGGGCTGCGATTAGAACCCAGTATTTAAAAGAAGTCACAGCCACCATTGGTACTAAACTTGAGAATACACTGACCTTCATCATCCGGTACCAACAAAGGCACGAAGTCACCAATGATATGACTGTGAAGCACAAAGGGATTAAATACAACATCGTTCAGATTAACCCTGATTTACAAAACAAGCAATATACTACTGTTATTGCAAGGGTGGCTAGTTAGATGAGCGTTAAAATTAAGGGCTTACAGGCTATTGAAAGCAATCTGAGAAAACTAGCTATTAAAGAGCGCAAGGCCCGTAACAAAGCACTCGAAAAGGCAGCAGAAGCCGTAGCAAACCAATTAGAAAGAAACACACCGCCCGGGGCTAATCACAGTGGCAAGCACATGAAAAACGATGTTCAGATTAGTAAGCCGGATGAAGACGGACACATTACAGTCGGTTTTGGCAAAGAAACAAGTTGGCGGGTTCATTTTGTTGAAATGGGAACCATCAAGCAACCACCTCAAGGCTTTGTCCAGCAGACAGAAGACCAAATGAAAAGAAGAGTTTTAGACATCATTAGATCAGAATTAAAAAAGGGGGTAGGCTTGTGAAATTACCAATTGAAATTGTTTATGAATTGCTGATGAATGACGAAACAATCACAAGTCTAGTTAACCCAGATTACATTTTCACAATCCGTGTACCAGAAGACTACCAAAAGGTAGAAAATGCGCCGATTATTCGTATCAATGAGATCAATGATTATCAGACAAGCTTCGCTAACAATGGAGCAATTGAGATAAGTATCACGGTACAAGTTGATGTTTGGGCCAAAGATTTAAGAACGCTAAGAGAAATCAGAAAAGCGTTAGACAGCTTACTATCTAAACATCAATGGGTACAACGTGCAAATGTATTGGATGATGACCCTGATATTGACCTGATACGTATGGCGAGAAGGTACACAGCTACACAACAAGTAAATTTTTAAATTGAAAAGGAGATAAAAAACTATGGCAAGTATTGGTTTTGATGGTATTCAAGTTGGAATCCATGAAGGTGACACAGAGATTGTAAAAGAAGTGATTGATATTACAACAGAGGCAGGGGCTATTGAAGCTCAAATTAGTGGGTTAGGTGCTCAGATGAATACGACTTACGCTAATAACGTACCTTTCTACGTATCAGCAGTAGGTACAGGAACACCAGAGTTAACCCTGCAAGTTGCAGACTTAGGTTCTGAAGTTGTAAATAAAATTCTGGGTGTTACATATGAAAACGGTATTGAAAAGCTAGGAGCAAACACAGAAGCACCTTACATTTCAATTGTTCTTAAATCTAAAGCACGTTCTGGCGCAGACCTTTATATTGCTCTTCTAAAGGGTAAGATGGCGTATCCAGACCAAAACTTAGCAACATCTACAGACAGTGGCGCAGAACTTAATACAGATGAAATTACAGGCACATTCCAAGCACGTAAGCTTGACAAACAAGTGCTGTTTAAAGCCCGTTCAGACAACGAAGGCTTCACTAAAGAGGAATTTGATCGCCTTGTATTCCACGGGTACACTTCTGCACCTTCTAACCCTTCCACTCCTGAAGAAGAGAAATAAGACCATTTCATGAGCTAGGTACAAAAAACGTGCCTAGCTTTTATTATCAAATTCAAAAAACCAAAGATAAGGAGAAAGATTAAATGATTAAAATTGAACTGATTAACGCTAAGGGAGAAAAAGAAACCCATACACAAAGCTTTATTAACACACGTAAATTCCGGAGTGTCCTCGAGTTTGCTGCAAAGGTTGAAGATGAAAGCAATCCATTGAGCGAACTAGAGCAGTTAGACGAAATGATTATGTTGGTGGCAAATTTGTTTGATACAGACGCAGTTACTTTTGACACGATCTTAGATGGTGTTGAGGGCAGCAAAATCGCTGAAGTTCTTCAGGAAATCATCGGGGATGTTGTAGGACAAAAAGAGACTCAAGTCCAAAAAGAAGAAAACCGGACAGAATTAAAAAAAACAGTAGCAAAAAAGAAGAAGTAACCGATAACACCCTAACGTATGCCGACTACCTGAATAACTTAGATGACCTCTATATAGACTTGATGGAAAATGGGTACAAACACCATGAGATAGACCAAATGGACTTATCACACTTCTTGCGCTTACTGGAAACCATGTCAAAGGGTAAGAAGCGCAAGAGGTCTAAGTCTAAGTCCAGAGGTTTGATGAGTGCAGAGGAGTTCTATAACTCAATTTAATACGTACGGGGAAGGCTGCGGGGGTAGTCTTCCCTTTTTTTATTGCACAAAAAATCTAAGAAAAGCAGGTGAAAATAGTTGGCGCAACAAGGAAAACCGTTAGGCAGTATGATCATTGACATTGGTCTAGATGGCTCTAAAATGACGAAATCATTAGACGGTATTAAAAGACAAATTAGAGCTGCTCAAAGTGAAATGAAAGCTCATATGTCGGTGATCAGCCAAGCCGGAAACGGTTATAAGACAATGGAAGCCAAAGTTAACGGCCTTACAAAGGTAATGGCATCCAACGAAAAACAAATTGAAGTGCTTCATGAGAAGTACGAACAAGCCAAGAAAGACTTTGGAGAAAATTCTAAACAAGCGCAGAAATATGCAGCGCAAATAAACAACGCAGTAGCTAAACAGGCAGCAATGAAACAGCAGTTAGATAACACTAAGCTTGCTATGCGTGAATACAAACGAGGAACACAGGACTTAAAGACGCAATTAGATCAGGCTGCCCGTTCTACAACTGCGGCTGTTTCTGTTTTAAAGGCTCAAGGTAAAGAGTATCAAGCCGCAAAAGCAGAAAAGGATGGCCTAACCAAATCCTATCGTCTTCAAACCCAACTGATTGAGAAAGAAAAAGAAAAGCTGAAGGACTTAATCAAAACAAAAGGCGAAGACTCAAAGGAAGTTAGAGAACAAAAAATAGTCATCGAAGAAGCTATTGCAAAACAGAAACTTATGGGGAAAGCTTTACAAGACTTAGACGCTAAGATTGGCAATGCTTCAAAGAAAAGCGCAGAATTTGCTGACCGTATGGCTACCCTAAGAAACAGACTTAGTGAAGTATCGACAAAGCTTAAGGATGTCGGTAGAGAAGCTTCAATGAAAATTTCCCTACCAATCGTAGGTGCATTAGGTGCGGCCGTTAAAACAAGCATGGACTTTGAAGCACAGATGTCGAGGGTTGGAGCTATCGCCGGAGCATCAGCAGATGAACTGAAAAAATTGAAAGAATCAGCCCTTGAGTTAGGGGCTTCAACTTCTAAGAGTGCTACAGAAGTAGCTGTAGCGCAAGAAAACTTAGCTGCCCTGGGTTTCACCTCTAAGGACATCATTGCAGCTATGCCGGGTGTTATTAGTGCCGCAGAAGCTTCAGCTGCGGACATGGCACAAACAGCAGACGTTGTAGCTTCAGCCCTTAATATCTGGGGAATAGAAGCCGGCAAAGCTTCACGGGTGGCTGATGTGCTTGCAGAGAGTGCGAACAGAACGGCTGCGGACATTACAGATATGCAATACGCCTTTAAGTATGCAGGCGCTCCTGCGGCGGCATTAGGCGTGTCTATGGAAGAAACTGCTGCATCTATCGGTATCATGACAAACGCTGGACTACAAGGGGAAAACGCAGGTACTGCACTACGTGCGTCCTTGCTTGCACTCCTTAACCCAAGTGAAGAAAACAGTAAACAAATGGATGCTTTGGGTATTAGCGTTACAGATGCTGAAGGTAACTTTATTGGAATCTCAGGTGTTATTAAAAACTTCCAAAAAGCCTTAGCAGGGCAAACAAAGACGCAAAAGGCGGCTACAATCGCTAGTCTGGTAGGTACTGAGGCTACAAGTGGTTTCCTATCACTTATGGAAGCCGGACCTGAAGAAATAGACAAGATGACAAAAGCTCTTGAAAATAGTTCAGGAGCAAGTAAAGACGCAGCACAAAAAATGAAGGATAACCTTAAAGGCTCCTTAGAAGAGTTGGGCGGAGCGTTTGAAACAGCAGGTATTACAATCGGTAATACTTTAGCTCCAGCTATTAGAAGCATAGCATCTGCTATCCAGAACCTTGTAAACTGGTTCAATGATCTGTCACCAAGTATGCAGACATTTATTACTTATGCTTCTCTTGTGGCGGCAGCCATCGGCCCCCTATTACTTGTAGCAGGTGCTTTAGCCGGGTCTATTGGCAACATTGTTAATGTAGTGGGGTTGCTTGGTCTGAAGTTCGGAGATTCAGAAGGAAAGATAGGCCTATTCAGTAAGGTACTAGATGGTGTGAAACTAGCAGCCGGAGCCGTTCTAAGTCCATTCGGACTTGTAATAGGTGCTATCACTGCACTTGTAGCAGGGTTTGTACTTGCCTATAACAAAAGTGAAACGTTTAGAAACTTCATCAATGGTATAGGCGAAGCGATTAAAAACATGATTCCTCCTGAAGTAATTGAAACAGTTAAATCGTTCATTAACGGAGTAATTGAAAAATTCAACGAAGGAAAGAACCTTGCTCAACAGGCGTTTACTACTGTATCACAGTTTATCCAGACTAAGATTAACGAAATTAAAGCGTTCTGGGATGAAAACGGAACGCAGATTTTGCAAGCTTTCAGTAATGTCTTCAACGGTATCCAAACCGTAGTGACCACAGTTTTTAGTGCTATCATGATGATAGTACAACCAATCTGGAATGCCCTCACAACCCTTTTCCAAACCTCATTGCCTTATATCCTCCAACTCTTTCAATTCATCTTTAATACTGTTCTGGCCGTTATTCAGTCTGTATGGGAAAACATCAAAGGCGTTATTTCCGGCTCACTAAATGTAATCATGGGCATTATTAAAATGTTCTCAGGTCTGTTCACTGGTGACTTCTCTAAGATGTGGGAAGGCATTAAACAGGTGTTCTTCGGAGCAATTAACCTAATCTGGAACTGGATGCAGCTAATGTTCTGGGGTAAGCTCCTGAAAGGTCTCACTGCCTTTGGCGGAACATTCAAAGGCATCTTTACAAGCATTTGGGGCGGAATTAAAACTGTCTTTTCTACCGTAATCGGCTGGATAGTAAACTTTGTGAAATCAAGCTTTACACGATCAGTGAATACTGTAAAAGGCATTTTTAACGCTCTGAAAACCTTTGTTAGCTGGGTTTGGAACGGTATAAACGGAATATTTAAGTCTGTTATCAGCACTATTGTAAACTTCGTGAGAAATATGTTTACAAATATGAAGAGTACTGTCTCCAACATTTTTAACGGGATAAGAAATATAGCTAAGTCTGTATGGGAAAAAATAAAAGACATTGTCATTAAGCCCGTTATGAACGTGGTAAGCCGTGTCGGTTCACTATTTTCTAGTCTGCGGAACAAGATATCCCAGATTTTCAACGGTATTAGAAGTACGATCTTCGGCATCTTCAATAAAGTTGTAGATGCAATTAAGAATCTACCCGGCCGTATGGCTGAAGGACTTAAAAAGAACGCTGGCAAGATAGCTAACGGAATGAAGGCAGTCAGCAAATTCCTACTCGAAGGCTTGGCAAAAGGTGTTAATGGTGTAACTGGCGGAATTAACTGGATTCTTGATAAGGTTCATGCACCGAAGAAGCTCCGTATACCTAAATGGAAAATTCCAGAGTATGCAAAGGGTACTGATAACCACGAAGGCGGTCTTGCCAAGGTATCAGACGGTAAAGGGCCTAACAAACGTGAGTTAATCAGACTTCCAAACGGTCAACTATTCTTATCTCCGAAGAAAGAAACCATCATGAACCTGCCTAAAGGTACAAGCGTCTTGGACGGTAATAGTACTGCTGCATTCCTTAAAGGTAAAGGCATCCCTGCGTATGCAAAAGGTAAAGGTATCCTACAGGAGGCTTTCGGTGCTGTACAGTCTACATGGAATGGCGCTAAAGATGCGGCCAAAGCCGGGTTTGAGAAAGTTAAAAATGGGGCCGTTGCTGTATGGGATTTTGCTAGCAATCCTTTAGCTTTAATTAAATCTGCAATATCGTCTTTCACCAACCTAGACAACGTAAAACAACCTGCGCTAGGCATGGTTAAAGGTGTGATTAGCAAGGCTTCTGAAGGTGCTAAAAGCTGGATTCAAAAGTTTCTTCAAGGCGGGGATGATGTAAAGGCAAGTGGAAACCCTACAGCAGACGTTAAGAAATGGGTTACTCGGGCTATGGAGATTGCAGGAGTATCGGGAAGAAACTGGCTTAACGGCCTTTCTTTAATTGCAATGAAAGAGTCTGGGGGTAATCCGAGAGCTCAGAACAACTGGGATATTAACGCTAAACGTGGTATCCCGTCTAAAGGTCTGATGCAGACGATCGGTCCAACTTTCAACGCATACAAGATGAAAGGCTATGACAACATTTTCAACCCAGTACATAACATCATTGCAGCTATTCGATACATTAAATCACGTTATAAAACCATTGGCAACGTGCCGGGGGTTAAAGCTGTAAATCAAGGTAGACGGTACATAGGGTACGAAAACGGAGGCTTTAGCTTTAGACACAAATTAGCTGAAATAAGCGAAGGCAACAAGCCTGAAGCCATTGTGCCACTGTCTAAGGCTAAACGTGGCCGAGCTTTACAAATTCTAGCTAAGGCTAGTGAAGTTGTAGGGTTTGAAAACGGAAGCAAAGTGACAGTCAACAATGACACGTCTAAACTTGAGCAACTTCTTCAAGAACAAAATAAGCTTTATGAACAGCAAAACGCCATGACGCAACAAATGCTAGGACTGTTATTCCAACTGGCAAATCAGGGCGGAAATTCAATATCTGTTGAAGACCTTGCAAATAAGATAAGCGCCTTACAAGGAAAACAGTTCAATAATAAACTTTACCAACAAGGAGGGTTTTAGAATTTGATAGACGACAGACTATGGTTACTCAAGGCTGACGGCTCTACCACAGAAGTGAGCGAGCTGACGGGTTTAGATTTACTTGAAGTTAACTACGGGAGCCCTCAGCCTGTAACCACTTATACGAATTTTCAGGGTTCGGACGGTAATTTAGATATGGGTACCACTTTTGGTACCCGTACAATTACTGCCCGTTTTTTAGTTAAAGCTAGAGATTATCAGGATTATTATTTGTTACAAGATGAAATTTGGCGACTTTTTTATGAAAGAAACGCTTATTACATTGTCCACTCAAAAATGCCTGGCAAACGCTGGCTGGTTCATCCTAAACCTGCGGACCCGTCTAAAATTAATTTCAAAGAAGCCACTATAGATATTGATTTTGAAGCATTTAAAGGCTATGCGGAGTCAGTAGCATCTACGCTTAGCCCCTTCACTTTTAGTGAAGGTAAGTGGCAAACAGGTCAAGGGCTGCTATTTGACGATTTTCAGTATAGATTTAACGAAAATAACTTCAGAGTATACAATTTTGGAGACTTTGACATAGACCCTCGTGAAAGCAACCTTGTCATAAATATTTCAGCAGAAGGCAACAACCTTCGAATAGCTAACTACACCACGGGCGATAATTTTAGATTTTACGGCCAATTAACTAAAGAAAATATGTTGAGACTAGACGGGGTTTACCCGATGCTCGACGATATGCACTGTGGTAAGAGAACAAACAACGGTTTAATTACACTAAGGAAGGGTTGGAATGATATTAGAATCTTTAATGTTTCTAAGGTTGACATTAGTTTTGACTTCCACGCCCTTTATCATTAAGAAAAGGGAGGTGCACTGGTGCAAACTAATTCGATCCCTATACCTGTTCTAAAAGGCAGAGATATTATTACAGTCTCTGATTTTGCAGAGGAATATAGAGAGATACTTATAGATTTTGATATAGGAACCTTCACAGAGGAGTGGCAAAAAAACGAATCATGGCAGATTAGTTTTACAGTCACTAAGACGGACAGAAACGCCTTTACTTATGAGTTAATCGGTGACGAGTCTGTTATCTACTATAAGGGTGAAAAATTCATTGTAACCAGCTTAGACCGACAAGCTGAAGGGGAACGAGTTACAAAGAGCGTAACTGCTACACACCAATATTTTCAAATACAGCACGGAAGGCAGTACAGCACTATTTCAGGGAATCTTACAATTCATCAATGCTTAAACCACTTGTTAGGTAAGAATGATCGAGGAATAACCTTCAGTGTTGTTGGCAACTTTGAAAAAAGAGAAAAGGAGAACTTCGGCGATGTTAACTATCTCGATGGAGTTAAAAGCATTTTGGAGGATTACGGCGCAATATTAGACGTAACAGGCCTTCATTTAACCTTCTATGAACCTTCTCAGTTCGGGAGACAGACAAACGAGTATATCCGGTACAAATACAACACAGATGAAATTCAGTTTCAAGCTGATACGACAACCCTAAAAACACAAATTAGGGGCTACGGGAAAGAGAAATCAGAAGAAGAAGGAGGAGGATACTATTTCTCCCCAGTAACATATACCTCCCCTCGTGCTGTGGATTGGGGTATACGTATTGCGGACCCGATAAGGGATGAACGGTTTACAAATGAAGCTTCAATGCTTGCTAAGCTTAAACAAACCCTGCAAGACTACCCTAGTATATCCGGTAATGTGAAGCTTGGTAAAAAGATGGATGTTCAGAAAGGGGACTGGCTAACAGTTATTTATGAACCCCTTAACATTAACCTTCAAACTCAGATAGTCTCCTATAAAAAATTCCCCTTCCTTAATCAACCACCTGAAATTACAGTTTCCAATACACAAAAAGACATTATAACCATACAGGCGCAGTTAGCTAGAGAAATAAAAAAAATGAAGCGAGGTTATTAAACAATGGCAAAATTTGAGTTGCATAAATGGCAAGACGCTTTAAACAGCCGGAGACTTCGAAATGATACTAACGACAACTGGCAGCGTTTAGAAGACGTTATTGCCGCACTTTATCAAGCAGATGAGGGTGTACGGAACAGGATAGACAATCTTATATTAAATAGTGGCGGCGACAGTCCGTTAGAGGTCATTGATTCACATACTGATTCACTGGGACACGTTCATAATACTTTGCAAGCCCGATTAGAATTTGAGTTTAACAGAATTAAAGATGAGTATTCGGATGTTAATGATCAAATGGCTGCATTTGCAACAGTTGCAGCAGAACTCACAGAACAATTAAATAAGCTATATCGTGCAGACAATGACTTAATACTGTATGTGGACGGGAATAAGGGAAATGATATTACTGGTAATGGTACCGAAGAGAACCCTTTTAAGACCATTAATAAAGCTGTTTCTAGAATCCCACGGCTAATTAATGCTAACGTCATTATTCGTTGTAAACCTGCTGTATATGATGAGGATGTATCTATACAGCAGGTTTATGCTTCAAACATCCTTCTAGAGAACGCAAATTTAGATAAAATTGACCCGTCTAAAGAGGATACAGGAGTATTTATACGTTCTATATCCTTTATCGACTGTCCCGGATACATTAATGTTAGTGGATTCACTCAGTACGACATGATTAATTCTGGAACAAGATATACAGGAGCCGGAGTTGATGAACCTGTAACATTCTTTTTTGATCGGTGTGGCTATGGGGCAATAAATAAATGTAGGTTCACCGAAAATATGAAAGCTACCAGAAGTCACTCAGTTTACTATGCAGCAAGTAACGGCCGGGTACTTGATTGTTACTTTAAAGACCAGTTTGATTGTCTATATACAAACTTTAACGCTGTAATCACATTTGATGAGACTAATAAAGGATACGGAAATGAAAGGTTAGCGCAGGTAGGCCGGTCTATCGTCTTTGCACCTTTAAAGAATCGGTCCGTAACATCAGATGGAGGTCCATTTGTTAAATATGCAGGGGGGCAAGTATTCGAATGATGTATAAAACTGTGATAGGTAATTTTGAAGTAGGGGCTGAATACAAGGCTCCTACTTTTTTAGATGCGAACTTTTCAACATTGGATAAAGGAACGGCAAAACTAAAATTTATTCTATCTGACAACAAAGGCCAAAGGCTTCCTTTAAGTGCGGTAACACCTAAGTTGGCTATGAAGATGTCTGACAAAAGTATATTTGTAAAAGACGATCTGGATATAGTTGACCCTACTAATGGAATTATTGAGTATGTTCTGTCTGATAGTGAGATAAAGCACTACGGAGAAGTACAAGCAGAGTTGTACCTACTCTATAACGACAAACGACAAGCCTCAGTTCATAAGTTCAGGTTCAGAATTGACAGGGCTTTAATTGATGAAACTGTGGACATTATTCAAGAGTTTTACGTATCTGACTTTGACGGGCTGAAGAAGAGACTAGAAGACAAGGTAGCAGACCTTGAAAAACGTTTATCTGTTTTAGACAACATTGAAACAAAAACAGGTGCACAAGAGAAAGCAGACAAAGCTGAAGCGAATGCAAAGGAATACACAGATGTTCATGCAAACAACACAGAACTACATTTTAATCCCGGTGAAAGGGATAAATGGAATAATGCTCAACTGTATAAATTTATTAGTGACGACGGAAAACGCACTAAATTGGCCGATGGAACTGACCTATTAACGTTACCTTCTGGTTTTTATTTTGCTCCTGGACATGTAATCCAAAACAATCCAACAGCTAATGATAGCTCGTGGTTTAACTACGATGTAGTTGAGACTGATCAAGGAAGAAAAACAATATATGCTTGGAGAAGTTACGACAATACGATTTGGCATAGCACTGTTCACACAGACGGAGTTTTCAAAGGCTGGAAGCGTGTTGTAACATCAAGTGAAATTGAACCAACTTGGACAGAAGTTCCCCTTAAAAATGGTGCAAAACACGGGGACAGAAAAGTTATGTGTGCAACCGTTGGTGGCTTGCTTTATTTAAAGGGCGAGATCGTCACTAATAGGGGTGTAGTTTTCGGAACCCTCCCGGCCTCTTATAGACCTGCCCAACTACGCAGCAAGCTTGTTCCTATATTCGGTACAACGGGGATGACTAAGCTATATGTCGAATCCAACGGAAACATGAGGTTAGAAGGCCAAATATCTGACAAGCTTGAAAACATTACTTCTTACGGTTTAGACGAAATTATTCCTCTATAGGAGATGTACGCCATGAAAAACATTTTTAAATATGATAAAGAAACTTTCTTATTGATCGACAATGACGTTCTCAAGCCTGATGATCAGGGGAATTATGATATACCGGACGGGTGGACTGACATCTCATTTGATCCGGGTTTATATCTCCCGAAGTTTTACCCGAAAGAAAAGGTTTGGAAAGAGACAGCTACACAAGAATACATTGAGAGTTTGCAGCCATCAGAAACTGAAACAAATGAACTTGACTTATTAAAAAAACAAAATGCTGTTCTGTCTTATCAAATTGCTCAGTTACAGAAACAAATTGAACAGTTGAAAGGTGGCACTTCTACATGAAATATCCCGATTATGAAACCATAAAAGTATTCTGGGACTGGGGATGCTACGAGGATTATATCATGAGAGACTACGTGGAGTGGGGTTATCTAACCCCGGAAGAGTATGAAAAAATTACGGGATGGAGCTACAGTTCACCGCCTCCATCAGACGGGTTAGAAGGGGATGATAAACAAGATGGCCACAATTAAATGGACAGACTTTGTATATAAATTCTATGTTCAAAATGACTACTGGACAGACGAATACATAAAAACTTTGGTAGGCAAAGGATTAATTTCGTTGGAAGAATACGAGGAAGCAAAACGACTCAAAAAAGAGATACATAATAACGTAGACTAAGTGGAGGTGCTGCATATGGTGGCACCTCCCTTATTTAAAGGAGCAAATTTAATGAAACTGCAAGGATTTTTAGCCGTCTTAGGCATCCCTATAACGTTTCTTTTTGGTGAATGGTCGCCATTTATGAACGTATTACTAGTATTCATTGCGTTAGACACGCTAACAGGATTTTTTAAAGCTCTGGTTAACAGACAATTACGCAGCAGGAACATGAGTCTCGGGATATTAAGAAAAGCAGGCATTTTCTTAGTTCTCATCATTGGTAATATGATCGATGTCGTTTTGTTCGACAGTGTACCGGTGGCTAAATCAGCACTTATTTTCTTTTATATCGGTATGGAAGGTATATCTATTGTTGAAAATCTTCATGAATTAGGGATACCTATTCCTGATTTTATTGGCAGATACTTAGAAACAATTAAAGAAAAAGGGGAAGCCTTAGAAGAGACTGAGCAGGCAGACCCCAAAAACGAATAATACATAAGCAGACAGGAGGGCTATTCATGACAAATAAACAAGCATTCATTAACAAAGTAAAGAACGGAGCTATTAACGGGTGGAAAGAGTATAAGGTGTTGCCTTCCCTGACAATAGCACAAGCTATCTTAGAATCAGGTTGGGGTAGCAGCCAATTAGCCAAGTTGGGAAACAACCTTTTTGGGATTAAAGCTAACTCTGCGTGGAAAGGTAGAACAATTACGTTGCCTACACGAGAATATCTTAATAAGCGTTGGGTGACTGTTAACGCAAAATGGAGAAAGTATAATAGTCAAGCTGACAGTGTAAAAGACCATGCGCTGTTTCTCAAACAGAACCAACGCTATAAAGCTGTCTTAGGTGAGACAGACTATAAGGAAGCCTGCAAAAAGATAAAGGCGGCCGGATATGCCACAGACCCGAATTACACCAACTTGTTAATTAACATTATCGAATCCAACAAGCTTTATGACATCGACAAACAAGCCGCAGGAGCTACGGCTAAACCTGCAAAACAAACAGCAGCCAAGAAAACAACTTCTAAAGCTTCCACTTACACTGTAAAAGCCGGAGATACACTGTCTGAAATTGCCGTAAAATACGACACCACTGTAGCTAAACTTCAAAAGCTGAACAACATCAGCAATCCAAATCTTATTAAAGTCGGACAAAAGCTTAAACTCAAAGAAACAAAGTCATCTTCGAGCAAGAAATATCATAAGGTTAAATCCGGAGACACACTGTCCGAAATTGCGGTAAAGTATAAGACAACAGTAAGCAATTTAATGAAACTTAATCCTACTATTAAAGACAAAAACTTAATCAGAGTTGGTCAAAACATAAGATATAAGTAAACTTATTACTTATACGTAAACATAAATATTAAACATACCAAGTGTTACTACGAAGTAATACTTGGTCTTTTTTTGTTTTAAAATAATTTAAATGCTTTCAATAAAGGAAATAATATGATATATGTATAAGTAGTATTCATATTGTATTATGGGGGTGTATCATGGGTGTTGTCATATCTGTTGCAACTAACAAGGGAGGAGTAGGGAAGACGAGCCTTATAACTAACCTTGCTTGTGTTGTAGCAAAAGAAAACAAGAAAAAACGGATACTTATTATTGATGTAGACGGACAAAGTAACTGCGCCCTTGCTTTCAACATTAACCCAGCTAATATCGAGCATAGCATTTATGATGTAATGATGGGAAAGAAGAGTGCAAAAGACGTCATCATGAAACTAGATAAGAACATTGATCTGCTACCTTCTAATGATGAAATGGACTTTTTAGAATTTGATGTACTACCTAACCTTAAAGAGTTAGGGAACCCATTTAGGCTGCTTGTAGATAGGTTTGACGGGATACACGAAGAGTACGACTACATATTTATAGACACTCCACCAAGTATAGGGCTAGTCACCGGGAATGTTCTTGCAGCAAGTGACCATGTGCTAATCCCACTAATGCCTGAATTGTATGCAGTCCGTGGTTTTCTACGGATGATCAGCGTTATCAAACAAATCAAAGATGACGAAAACCCGCAGTTAGATATATCAGGTATTATTCCAATGATGGTTGATTCTCGAACAACTCTACACAGTCAAATGCTACAAGAAGCTCGAAGAATCTGCTACGAAAAAGAACTGCCAATGTTCGAAACTGTGATACCTAAAAGCATCCAGTTTTCTAATTCAACAGCATACGAGGGAAAACCTGCTGTGTTGACCTACCCAAAACATAAAGTGGTTAAAGCTTATTATAAGTTGTACCAAGAGTTTAAAGCTGAAGGCATATTGTGAAGGAGAGAAGAACCATGAAACAACAGAAACAACGAAAATTAACTGATTTCATTTCAAATTTAGATGATACACCCCAAAAAAGTGAAGATATAGAAGAAGTCAGTGTAACAGAAGAAACAGATGAGGCAAACAAAAATTATGCTGAACAGTTTTTTGAAACGTTTGAAAGCAAACAAAAGAAGCCCACTATTGAAGATACTCATACACGAACAACTTTTTTAGTTGAAAACGACTTACGGAAGCGCTTAGACAAATTAGCAAAGGGCAAAAGGGGTTTTAAGACTTCCTTTGTGAACACTGCCCTACGAATCCTTCTGGATGAAGCAGAAGGTAAGCAAAAAAAGTAAATTTGTTCCCATTTTGGTAGACACTTTAACATTTTTGACAACAACATGTTGAAATGGTATGAATATTGCCCTATGATTAAAGTTGTATTTAATCAAAATGGGGGGCTTTAACTTGAAGAAATTCTTAGCTTTATTCTTATCTCTGGGTCTAGCTCTGGCACTAGCTGCCTGTAGCTCTACAGATGACGTTTCAACAGGGGCAGATGATTCAAAGGATAAGAAGACCGAGAAGACCGAAGAAAAGAAAGACGATGGCTCTAAAAAGGTCGATGCAAGCAGCCAAAAGGCTGAAGCTTTAGGCATGAAAGTTAACTTAGGCGACATTAAGATTATGAAGGATAAAATTAATGTAGGCATTAACCTTGAAAACACCACAGATAAACAGCTACACTTCTACCCTGACCAAGGTAAAGCAATAGTAGGTGACATGCAATTAGACGCTAATATGTTCTTAACTGATGGTGCAGTAGGTGGAGACGTCGAAGGCGGCGTTAAACAAGACGGCGTTCTTGAATTTAGCGTACCGGAAGGTAAAGAAATCGATGTTAATAGCGTGAAAGAAGTTAAACTAAAATTCGGTGATGTTACGACAGAGGACTTTATGAAAAATCAAGACGTATCATTCACCGTTCCTGTGAAATAAATTTAAATGAAGAAGGCTCAATGTATTATGCATTGGCCTTTTTTTTATGCTTATTTTATTCATTTTTTATGCAAAAAGTTATCCACAGTTTTTTTCGAAAATGCCTTAAAATCAACACTTTTCAATTTTTGCATAAATGCATATGATACGGTTAACTTGAAAAAAGCCTATTATATCAAGGTTTTGAGTCTCTTAGTCTAGTTTACATAAAGTAATTACTCGGTAGCAAGTTGTATATTGTATTCATTTTCTTATTTTTTGAGAAACCGGGGGGGTGACAATTCTGAGTCTTAAAATTTGTCCTCTCAAGAAACACAGTTTAGAAATTATTTACATAGAAAGACAAGTTTCTCTTCCTTGCTGACAAATAGAGGAGACATATTCCTGAATATTCAATAGTAAGAGTCCATTTATAGCCTAATGCCTCAAATAATCATTCTAAGGGGTCTCTAAGGCGTTTTGGTTGTCTCTGTCCCTATTGGTCTATTTATCTAATAAAACGTCTATATACCGCATTATATGAAACCGTTTTTGAGAGAGAACCAAAATATGAGGTTCTTAGCCCCTGATTCACTACCCATTGGCTCATACTTCCCATTTCTATTAAAAATATGTTCTGCTGCAAATAACTTAATTTTTTATCTTGAATGCCTGGCATCATCTAAATCATTAGTTTACTTTAATGTTTATCACTCTTTTTAAATCATAAATCCCGTTCATTCTTACATTGAAGCATATATGTTCATCTATGTTTTCCTCAATTTTTGAACAAGCAAAACGGCTCAATCCCTTGGGAGAGTAAGGCTGAAACATGATTATGTTTTGTGGGACATATATTATGATAAGTATTTATCCTTTATATGTCCTACAAAACAAAAACCCCCTTAAACCCTTGTGGCTCTAAGGCTCAAGGCACTTTACCCCTTTCATTTTTTAAAATAAGTGAGATAAGACATTTGAAAAAACAAAATAATCTTTAAAACAATAACTATGAAAAAAATACTTTATATCGGCGCGTTAGTATTAATTCTGGCTATTTTATCATGTGTTTCTAAAAAACAAAAAGAAAACACAATCAATCTTTCAGGAGCATTTGCGCTTT